TACAGTTAAAGGAAATCCAGTTAGAGGTGAGAAGATTGCAGCAGCAGCTATCACACCGGGACATCTTTGCGAATTTCTGACAGCAGGTACAATTGCAAAACAAGCAACTGCAGCCGTGAATTGTCTTAGAATGTTTGCATTAGAGAACTCACTAATTGGTGATGAGATTGGAACTGACTATGCTGTATCTGCACAGGTACAGTATGGTATCTTCGGAAGCGGAGATGAAGTATATGCATGGCTTTCAGACGGAGAGAGTGTAGTAATCGGTGATGAACTAGAAGCAGGAACAACAGATGGTGAGTTAATAAAACTTGCTTCTGGACAACCTATTGCTGTAGCAAAAGCTGCAGTTGATTTGTCAGCTTCTGCAAATACTGCTAAAGGCAGAGTAATCGCAATCATAATCTAATTTAGGGAGAGATAAAAGATGGATGTAAACATTGATGTAATTAACGCAGGTACAGGCTATGGTGGAGTTGCTGAAAAGCTTCTACATAATGGCATGAATGTATCTTCTTTAAGAACAAACGCTGTCCTTACATATGATGAATGGAAGGATATAGACACTGTAGTTCTACAGGAAGCACACAGGAGACTAGGTGGAGTTAATGACCTTATCGAAAGAGGACTTGTTAGAACTGGTGGTGGATTGGGAAGTACGGTACTACAATGGCAGGATGCTAGTGATACTGATGATGCAGAAGTTAACATGGATGGTGTGAGTAGAAGTGCTAAAGATAGACAAGAGTTCGATACGAACTATCTACCTTTGCCTATTATTCATAGAGATTTTGGTTTCAGTATTAGAGAAATCGAAGCTTCTAGAAACCATAATGCTAGTCAGCCACTTGACCTTTCAATGGCAGAAGAAGCTTCAAGAAAAGTTGCTGAAAAAGCAGAAAGTGTTCTGTTCAACGGTCTGAGTACATACTCTATGGGATCAAACGGAGGTATCATTTACGGATACACTGATCATCCTGATAGAAATACTCAAACGCTTTCACAGAACTGGGATGCTTCTGGTAAAACAGGACAAGAGATTCTAACAGATGTTATTACTGCGAAACAGGCTCTGATTAATGATAGACATTTCGGGCCGTTTATGCTTTATATACCAACTGCTTACGAGTCAGTTCTTGATGACGAATTTAGTACTCAGTACCCAAGGTCAATCAGAAGTAGATTGCTTGAGCTTGAAGGACTGCAAGGTATTAAAGTTTCTGATTTCTTGACTGCGAATAACATAGTGATGGTTTCTATGCAAAGCACAGTTGTTAGAATGATTGAAGGTCTTCCGCTTACAACAGTACAGTGGGAAACTGAAGGTGGAATGCAAGTGAACTTTAAAGTGATGACAATCATGGTTCCGCAGATTAGGTCTACTCAGGCTAACAGAAGCGGTATCGTTCACATCAGTTAAGACTGAGTAAAATTTAAGAGCTAGGATGATATCTCTGAAAGTCAGTATCCTAACTGATTGCTCTTAAATATTTTCTTTAGGAATTATCTATAGGAGATAAGAATGAAAGTTTGTAAAGTAGAAGGTTGTGATAATAAATTCCTTGCTAAAGGATTGTGTCAAAAACATTATGAGAGACTTACCCGTACTGGCAGTTTACATTTGGGCATAAGAAATTGCTCAGTATGTGGTACAGAGTTTGAGGCTAAAAACAGTTTCCATAAGACTTGTTCTAAGGAATGCTCTAAACTATCAAGAGCATACACGAAAAATAAATGGGATGTTGGAAATCCTGAGAAAAAGAAGACAAGTAAAGATGTTTTTCTCCAGACAAGACCACTCTACGGTACTTGGAGAGGTATGAAGGAAAGGTGTTACAGAAAAAACCACCGATCATATCCTAACTATGGCGGTAGAGGTATCAAAGTTTGCAGCAGATGGAAAAATGATTATCAAGCCTTTGAAGATGATTTATTAACCACCTACAAGGAAGGATTAACATTAGACAGGGAAAATAATGATGGCAATTATGAACCTGAAAATTGTAGGTGGGCAACATGGGAAGAACAGAACAGTAACAAACGTGTCAAGACATAGTTGCTCACAGTAACCAATCTGTTTTTTAATACTTTATTTTAACCATAAATAAAAGGACAATAAAATGCCAAAGTTTCAAGTTAAAGAAGGAAAGAAACACTACTGGAAGAAAGCTGTTGTGAGAGGTGGGAAAGACTCCGTTCTTAATGACAGATTACTTAAAGGTGGTGATTTACTTGTATGTGAAGAATGCGAACTCGGTAGTGCTAGAGATAAGTTTATTCTAATACAAGAACAAGAAGTAAAACAAGAACCTGTATATGGTTTTGTAATAAGGAAAGTTGCGGATAAGCAGTACGATGTGATCAGCGAAAAAACAGGTGATAAGCTCAACGATGAATGCTTGTCACATGAAGAAGCCAAAAAGCTTATTAAAGCACAGAGGGCTAATGGCTGATCGTTGGACTGTTCAGAAGTTGTGGCCGAATTCTACTGTGTTTATCATAGGTGGTGGTGAAAGTCTCAACAAAACTGGTTTGCAATGGAATGAAGATACAAAAGATGTTATCAAGAAATCTATTTCTGATGATCTAGCTTGTATTCATAATCAACGTGTTATAGGTGTCAACAACGCTTTCGAATTAGGAGATTGGGTTGACATCTGTTTCTACGGTGATACTAGATGGTTAGATTGGAATGAAGATAAAATTGTTCACTTTGCAGGTTTAGTAGTTTGTTGTCACCCACAAAATAAAATCGCTTGGATAAAGACTGTGGATAGAGAAAATGGTTTTGGGATTCACAAAGACCCCAAGATCATTAAATGGAATAAATCATCTGGTGCTGCAGCTATTAATTTAGCTGTACACTTAGGTGCTAAAAACATAGTCTTGATTGGGTTTGATATGTTCGCAAAAGCAGATGGTGCAGATAATTGGCACAATGCACATGTGATACCTAATCAGATAGCGACCACACCTTATGAACGAATGCTACAAGCATTTGCAGAAATAAAATTAGATGCTGATTCACTCAGAGTCAGGATAATTAACACATCGTTAGAGAGCAAGATAGAATGTTTTGAAAAAATGGAACTAGAGGAGGCTATAAAACTTTGCTGCAAATAGTATGCTGCTTAAAATCAGGAGGAGATTTTGATTGGGACTACGTTGATAAGCTCCATGAGAATCTGAAAGATAGGATAGTAAATTTTGATTTTAAATTTACAGTTTTTACTGACAAGATAGATAGATTTTCTTTGTATGGAATCAATATACAATCGTTAACAACTGATCTAGAATCTTACTGGTCGAAATTAGAAGTATTCAAAATGAAGGGACAAGTAATATATTTTGATTTAGATATAATACTTAAATATGAATTAACAGATTTTTTCAAAGCTGTAACCTTTTCACCTTTTAGGTCTAATGGGAAATCTCATTTTTATATGATGGAAGGATTCCATAAAGATCGTAGATTCAATTCTTCTATAATGGGATGGAATGGAGACTTTAGCCATCTGTTAACTGGTATTAATAAAGAAACAATTGAAAAATATGATAAATGGGATCAGGAGTACATTACAGATACAGTCTTAAAGACAAATGAAATATTATCTGTAAATGATTATGTAAATGTGGCTTCATACAAACATAATTGCCAAGATGGTGTGCATCCGTTAATTGATGCAGTTGTTTTTCACGGACACCCTAGACCTAGAGATGTTAATTGGCTACAAGGAGAGTACGCATTAAAATAAATGTTATTGCAGTTAATCAGAATAGAGATGATCATGAGAAAACTTTTATACGTTATATAGAAATACTGATAGAGCATTATAAAGAAGATCATGACATTAAGTATCTCTTAGTAGGAGGTACAGATGAGGAATTTAATAAAGCTAAATTATTAAATATAGCAATAGCTGATATGAGGCAAGATTTTGATGTGCTCTGTGTATTTGATATCGATATGATTTACAGTTATCAATTTTTCAGCACAATAGAAATAGCTTTTCATGCAGGATACGATTACATTGTTTCTTATGGGCAGAAACTACCTAAAGAACAGTCCGAGTATATAGTTGAGAATATGCAGAAGTGTTTCAGGGGAGAAGGAGCAAGTTTCAAAGGTTGTTCACAAATAACTATTACCAAGCAAACATTAGAAATATTCAAAGATTGTTTTGGTGAGAAGTTTTATGATGAGTCGTACACTGGATGGGGTGGAGAGGATTCAGATATTTCATTCAAGAGCAAACTGTTAGAAAAAGAAATTTTAATAAAGAGAAAAGAATTATATGATATGTGGTTTCACCTGTGGCATGAATCTAGGAAACCAGAGAACTACAAAGATAAGGATGAGAATTCAATTAGATTCCAGAACAGTAAAAAAGTATTAGAGGAGAAAGTTCAAAAATATGTATCCTGAAGTTACATTCACTATAACTACTTATAAAAGACTTGAAATGTTTAAAAAAACAATGAAAAGTTTTATGAAGAAGTGCATGGACAAAGATTTGATAACTAGATGGATACTTGTAGACGATGGAAGTCCTCAAGAAGAACTCGATGAAATCAAGGAACTTTATCCAGTATTTGAGATTGTGCAGAATACTGCAGATCGCAGAGGGCAACCTGTAAGTCTGAATAAGATCATAGACATGGTGGAGACTGAATGGTTTTTTCATTGTGAAGATGATTGGATGTTTTTAGTGCCGTTTTTCATAGGTAATTTATTTGATATAGCCAATGATGATAGGAGGATTAAAAATGTAATACTGAGAAATAAAAGGGGAAATGTCCTGTATGGAAGAGAAGGAAATTTAATGTACAACCTTCATAAGTATGATCCTGTAATGGAGCCTCCATTAGTAAAACATCGTTCACCATGTATACTAGATTGTGATACTAATTGGTTTGGATATAGTTGGAATCCCGGTCTCCATCACATACCAACATTAGAAATAATTGGGGAATTAGATGAGGGTCACTCAAACATATCTAGAAGGTGGGATAGAGCACATGCTTTAAGGTATTTGGAATTAGGATTTAAAAGAGCTAATCCAGTAGATAAAATTTATATTGAGCACATAGGTGAGGGATTATCAGAAGGATATCAGCATTAAATGGATATAATATTAGTAACGAACAACAAAGATTTTGACACATCAGAGATAGAAGAAAATATTTCTAAAGAGCATAATTTAATTTTCACAGGACTTGATGACTCTGCAAGTGCTAACAGGAATAAAGGATTGAATGAAGTTAAGTCTGACATCTATATAATGATGGATGACGATATGGAAGGGTTCTATGAGGGATGGGTTGAGGATTTAATCAGACCTATGATGCATAACCAAATGATACTTATTGTGTCTGCTAGGTTAATGAATCCAGACGGTACTAGGGGTCACATGATGGGAGACAACAAAGTACAGCATTCAGGAACACACGATGTACTGCCTAGCACTTATAAAGGACATTACAGAATCCCGACAGCATGTTTGGCGGTAAGAAGAAACAGTCTCAGATACAATGAAGGTTTTATAGGAAGTGGTTATGAAGATACTGATTACATGAACAGAATTAACATTCACTTTAACAATAAAAGAATAATGATTAATAATGATTGTGAGTTGATTCATAACAATATTCAAAAGAATCAAGGTGGTAAGTACTTTGAACACAATAAGAAATTATACTTAAGTTTATACCCTGACGATACAACAGTGACAAATCAGCGAGATTGGACACAGCCTAAATGAATAAAACGATTTATGAAATAGAATTAAATACAAGTAATATATGTGGTGCAGAATGCATTATATGTTCCAGACCTCATGGATGTGGTAACAGCTTCTTCATGAAGTGGGATGTATTCAATACATTATTAGAACAATTAAAAGATGTAGATTTTACAATGATACAAACAAGTGGTAATGGAGAGACATTTTTAAATCCAAATTACCTAGACTACATTAAGAAGTTAAAGGACACTTTCCCAGATAAGGTAAGGTGGACTTATAATAACTTCTCTATGTTAGATAAAGAAAAAGCAGATAGAATAGTAGAAGAAGATTTGTTCGATAGGATTCATGTAAGACTAGAAAGTCTTGACAGGACAGTTTTTGAAAAGAACAGTAATCTTAATATGGATAACGTATTTGATAACCTTAAATACTTCTTATCTATAAATAAAAAGATACCAGTTGTCATACTTTATAATGATATAAGAAAATATTATGCAAAGTGTCAAAGGGTTCTAGGTATGAGACCTGCTAGAGATATCTATACAGATGAGGAACTAAGCAAACTGAAATGTGAAGAAGGTGAGATAATAAACTATTTCCAGAAAGACAATAGTTCACCTTTATCAATCACAAGTATCAGTCATTGTCTATGGGGAGAAAGATTAAAAGCTCCAAAGGATACAGAAACAGCTTGTCCTAAACTAGATATAATAAAAACTGTTACTTGGATATGTCCTAACGGTGACGTACAGGTTTGTTGTTACGTTGAAGATACGGAAGTTTTTACCGATGAAGGTTGGAAGTTTTTTAAGGATTTAACAGGGAAAGAGACTATATTAACTAGAAAAGCTAATAAAGAAACTGAATGGTCAAAAATAACTGATACACAAAGATATGAATTTGAAGGAGATTTGTATGAGATAAAAAACAGAAATATTGACCTGCAAGTTACTCCTGAACATAAATTCCCTCTTGAGCCAAAGGCTTCATATGAGAGTAACTTTGCAAATAAACCTAAAGAATTAAAAGATGGTTATGTATGGAAAGAGATACAGAATTTCAAAAAAGGAAACTACTTTATACCGAGATTCTTTGATTGGGATGGTGATGAAGAACTTACAAAGAAATACAGCATAGATTTCTTGGCACTTTTAGGCTGGTATCTATCAGAAGGGTATCATTATAATAACAAATCTGTAGATAAAAGAGTAAGAAAAGATGGTTCTATTAATGGAAATGTCCGTGATAGATGGTCTGTGGGGATTAGCCAATCACCAGAAAAAAAACCTGCTTTTTATGAAGAAATTGGTGTACTCATAAAAAAATGTGGTTTCCATCCTATCAAAGATGGGAGTTCATGGAAGTTCAATGATAAAAAGTTTTATGATTATGTTGATCAATTTGGTAAATCTTTTGATAAATTCATACCTAACGATATTAAACAATTACCAAAACGACATTTAGAAGCTTTGTTAGGCACATTGATTAAAGGGGATGGTACAAGTTATAAAACTGGTCATCGTTATTATACAGTTTCGAAACAATTGGCTGATGATGTCCAAGAGATAGCTTATAAATGTGGCTATGGTGCGAATATAGTTCTTCAGGAGCCAAGGCAAAATCCTTTTGATAAGACTAAAATGAACTTGCCTCAATGGATTGTTACTATCTTTAAAGAGGAACGGAACAGTATAAAGATCAATTCTCTTATTGATAATGGTATCAAACAAGTTCATTATGATGGTTTTGTTTATGATATAACAGTAGAAAAAAATCATACTTTATGGGTAAGAAGAAATGGAAAAGCTGTTTGGAGTTCTAATTGTTATGCTGATCACCAAGATGAGATGACATGTGGAAACATAATGGATGAACACATATTAGATATCTTTAACGGTGAAAAGAGAAGAGAATTAATAAAGAGAATCGAGAATAGAGATATAACAGATTATCCATGTACGAATCCTAAGTGTTGTGGATTCCATGAAGGAAAGGAAAACACATCAGTAAGACACCAAAAATAGCAGCCCTTTGCAAAACATTCAGAGGAGATGAATTCATAGAAGCTATGGTTAGGAGTATCTATAATCATGTTGATTACATTGTGTTTGTTAACTCTGAGAAGGCTTGGGATCATGGTCTAAGAGGAAATGTAGATAAGTATGGTAACACTTGTAAATCAGTGATCAATTCTCTGAAATGGTTAGATGTTGATGACAAGATTTATTCTATTGATTGCAATACAGGAGATCAGTTCCATCAGTGTATGGAAGGTTACAGATTCATACAAGATAACTTCAATGCTGATTGGGTAATGTTAATCGACACTGATGAAGTTTGGGATGATTACAATCTAACACAGGCTATTCAGTACCTAAAGAGAAATGAGAATCATGACTATGTTTATAGAGCTAGACTTTATACTTACATAAAGAGTCCATTCTACAGAGTGGAACCAGAAGAAGTAATGGCTCCGACAATCTTTGTAAGTGCTCGTAGAAAAGACTTAGGGAAGAATCATAGATGTTGTCAAGAGAATTTCATGCAGAAAATGGTAACTGACATTATTCCTAGAAAGCCTGTGTGGTTTCATCACTTTGTTTATGTGCGAAGAGATTTCAATACTGTATTAGAAAAGATAAGAAATTCAAATGGCTATGAAGGAAACAAAATAGTTGACTTAGATGATTGGACTGAGAATGTGTGGAAGAAAATTCCAGAACCTTTAGAAGGACAATGGGAAAGAGGTTTTCATCCTGCAACACATTTCCAGAAGCATTGGGCAGGTATAAAAGAGATAACCTTAGAGGATTTACCAGAGGTGTTCCAACTACATCCTCATTTATTGGAGGAGTTAAGCAATGGAACCGACTAAACGATTTGTGTTAGATTCATCTAGAAGTTGTAATATTAAATGTAAATTTTGTTATTACTTACATACTTATGAAAAATGGAAAGAGTATGATTGGAGTCTTGACAAAGCAAAGGGAGTGATTAATGATGGAATTGCTAGGGGTAATAATTATATGGATGTTACAGGGGGAGAACCTACAATGTACAAGTACATTTGTGAGGTGGTTGCCTACGCTCTTTCTAAAGATGTTAAAACCTGTATCATAACAAATGGAATAGTTAATAAGAAAACAGTTCGTGATTTAGTAAGTTCTGGAGTAGATGAGTTCTTAGTATCTAGACATGGTTTAGAAAAGACACATAATTTCATAACTAATTATAAGGATGCTTATTTAAAACAATTAGATTTCTTATTCAGTTTGCGTACAGCAGGGATACCGATTAGATTTAATTGTGTTATAAATCATTATAATCAAGAAGAGATTTTTGCTATAGCTAAAGAACTTGTTCATCATAAACCTAGAATAGTGAATTTCATTAATATGAATCCTCACCATGAATGGCAAGACAAGTCCATAGAAACAGGAAAAGTAGCAGCAGACTTAGATGTGGTAGAACCATTGCTTAACAAAGCTATCAAGCATTTAGAAGATAATGGAGTAGGAGTTAATGTTAGGTACTACCCTATGTGTAGAGTAGCAGAAGAATATAGAAGATGTATTTGTAATGATCGTCATGTAGTCTTTGATCCATATGAATGGGATTACAACATAGAACCAAAAACTGTAGGAGCTTTTGATAATTGGGGAAAGCGTACAAGTAACAATGTAGAATGTAAAAATGGTTCTTGTAAAGAGTGTGACTTGCAAAACATTTGCGGAGGTATTAATAAAGCTTTTGATAAGGCAACAGATTACAGATATACAAAGCCTGTTAAGAACTTCAAAGAGAACAAAGAAGATTTTTACTTTTACAGAAAAGATAACATAAGGACAATAACATGAAGAAAGAAACCTTAATCAAAGGAGTCTTAATATGAAATCACCAATCTTGATAACTGGCTGTGCACGAAGTGGTACATCAATGACTGCAGGAGTCATGAATATATGTGGGGCAAAAGGCGGTCAGACAAGTCCTGCAACAATATACAATAAGAAAGGCATGTTTGAGAATGCTGAAATTAGAAACGATTTAGTTAAACCTCTTCTACAAACTCTAGGAGTTGATCCTATGGCACAGCATCCTTTACCAGATGTAAAGTTATTCAAGGATTTAGATGGTGAAGAGTGGAGAAAGAAAGTAGAAGACACTCTCAGATATCAGGGTGTGGGAGAAGATGACACTTGGTTCTACAAGGGTGCAAAGATGTGTTTGATGTGGCCTTTATGGAATGCAGCTTTCCCAGATGCTAAATGGATTATAGTAAGAAGAAGAAGTAAAGAGATAGTAAACTCCTGTATGAGAACAGGCTTCATGAGAGCTTTCGATACAGAACAAGGATGGCAGGGTTGGATTCACCAACACATAAATAGATTTAATGAGATGCTGCATGCTGATTTAGACCTTATCGAAGTTTGGCCTCAAGAGATGATTGATGGACAGTTCAGTGAAGCTAAATCAGTTGTTGAATGGCTAGGCTTGGAATGGAAAGAAGATGAAGTAAAAGAATTTGTTTCTCCAAATCTGTGGAACGAGGGTAAGATAGTTGTAAACAATCGCATTGTAGGAGTTTGTCATGAATAGTGGTATTTATGAAATTGTATGTAATTCTAATGGTAAGAAGTATATAGGGAGTGCTGTAGATTTAAAAAGACGAAAAAATAAACATTATTCGGAATTAAAAAGAAATAAACATGCTAACAAATATCTTCAAAATGCTTATAATAAATACGGAAAAGAGAATTTTAAATTTAAGATACTTTGTTATTATGAGCCATCAGAATTAATTTTTCAAGAGCAAAGATTTCTTGATCATTATGAAAAAGATTCTCCTCTTTTTAATTTATGCAAAACAGCAGGTTCTAGGTTAGGCATAAAGCATACAGATGAGACTAGACAAAAGATATCAGATAAAGTAAAAAATAGATTTGGCAATAAAAATCCTTTCTTCAACAAACAACATACTGAGGAAACCAAGGGAATCTTATCTTTATTCTTTAAAGGGAAAAAGCAAACTGTTGAGCATGTTGAAAAGAGGGTCTTAAGTAAAAAAGATTTTGTCCATACAGAAGAGACAAAACAAAAAATGTCTTCTGCACATAAAGGAAAGAAAATGTCTGATGAATCTAAGAAAAAGATGTCTTTAGCTAAAAAAGGCCGAAAACTTTCGGAGGAACATAAAAAAAGGATTTCTGATTCTATGAAAAGACAAAAAACTATCGTCAATGACAAACTTATAGCGAAAGCATTTGACGAAGGAAGGATAGGATAACATGGCACGTGTGACAGATGCAGAAGTAGCAGCGATATTAGATACAAGTGTTTCTAGTTTCACACCGTTTATTACAGCAGCGAATATACTGGTAACAACTACGTTGTCAACTCCTGCTAAAATAACGAGTACATCTTTACTGAAAGAAATAGAGAGATGGTTAGCAGCACATTTTTTCAAATGTAGTTTAGAGCCTCAAGAGAAAGTACAAGAAGTAGGAGAAACCAAATCTACATTCTTTGGTGCTTCAAATGAGAAACTTTTAAACTCTACTCTATATGGACAGACAGCATTAGCACTTGATACATCAGGAACATTATCAAATTTAGGAAAGAGAATAGGAAGATTCAAACCAATTCTAGCAATTAGCAGAGCAGAGGATGCGTAATGACATCACATATAACAAGAGGACACAATCAAACATTAGTCTATTGGGCTTTCTCAGCTAGAGATGGTTATGGCGGTGCTACGTTTACTGCACCAGTTGAGATATCTGCTAGGTGGGAAATTAAGCAAAAGATGTACACCACTACTACAGGTCAGAGATTAGAAAGTAGTCACGTTGCATATGTAGGACAGGATGTAGAACCTAATGATTGGTTATTTTTAGGATCATTAACTGACATAGCTTCTGCCATAGATGAGACCAATCCTAAGAATGTGACAAATGCTCTGGAAGTGAAAGCAAGAACTAAAATACCGTCATTAAGAGCAGACAAGTTTCAAAGGATAGCTTTTATGACAGAGGCAACTTCTACGAGGTAAACATGGGAATAAAAGTAATAGGTGGAAAATTAGTTATAAACAATCTTAAAAGAGCTATAAAAAAGATAGAGGGGAAACTATCTAGAGTAGGAATGCTTAGAGTAGGTAGATTGGTTATGGACAGATCAAAAGCATTAACACCAATGGATAAAGGTAACTTAATGGAAAGTGCCTTTGTTGTGTTTGGAGGTGATAAGATAGCTCCACAATCTATATCTACAAATAACTTTAACACCTCAGAACCAGAAGGAAAAAGAGTTGCCTCAGAACATGGTAGTGTGGTAGCAGAACATACAGCTAACAGAAGACCTAATCCATTTGCAGTAGTAGGACATTCAGCTTTTTATGCTTTAAAAGAACATGAAGCTTTGGATGAAGTGCATGTTATAGGGCAGCCAAAGTTCTTAGAGACTGCTGTAGCACAATCGAGAAGAGAAATACTAAAGATATTGAAGGAGAGTGTGAAGAGATGAATAGTCCTAGCCAAGACATAAAAGATTTATTAGAAGCATCATCTGCAGCTACAGGACTTACATTTGGAACTGATCTATTTGTAGGACAAGAACCTGATGGTGGAGGCATAGCAGACAAGGTAGTAACTGTTTTTGATACAGGTGGTGGAGAGCCTGACCCAAACAGAAGCTTGAAAGAACCAACAATTCAAGTAAGAGTAAGAGGAGATGACTTCGGTTATCAAGCAGGATATACTTTAGCAGAAACTGTATTCGATGTTCTACATGGAGTAAAGAATACTACAGTTAATTCTACTAGGTATGTACACATCATAGCTACATCGGATATATTGTTTTTAGGATTTGATAAGAATAACAGACCGATGTGGACAATGAACTTCAGGTTAATGAGGACAGCATAGTATGATGAAAATTAGTGATTTTTGGAAAAAGAGAAGATTGGAAAAGGAACATAAAGGTGATCTTTTATGTGTTTAGAATTATAAGAACAGCTTAAAATTTAGGAGGAAAACAAAATGGCAAGTGGTGCAATTAGTGGTGTAGGAACAGTGTTCAAAAGAAACGCTGTAGCTTTGGCAGAAGTTAATTCTATATCAGGGCCGAATAGAACAAGAGACACGATTGACGTAACGACTCTAGATTCAACAGGTGGTTACAGAGAGTTTATTGGTGGTTTCAGGGATGGTGGAGAAGTAGTTATAGATATGAACTACACAAGAGCAGGATTTGATTCGCTTAACACTGACTTTGAAAACAACACAACTGCTCAAGCTTATGTAATAGTGATGCCTGATACAGGGAACACAGAGTTTGCTTTCTCTGGATGGGTGACATCTATCAGTAAGAGTATACCATTGGATGATAAAATCACAATGAGTGTAACAATTAAGATTGACGGACAGATTACAGAAACATCATAATAATTTTTTGACCTTAACCATAGGAGTTTTAAAATGGGATTTTTAACAAAAGAACAAATAATGCAAGCACAAGATTTAAAGACTGAAACAGTCCACGTTGAAGAGTGGGGTGGTGACGTACAGGTAAGAACTATCACAGCTAAAGAGAGAGATGAATTTGAGAAGCAGTTGATAAGTGGTGATCAAGCAGACCTTGAAAACATAAGAGCTAAATTCGTAGCAGCTACAGTAGTTGACGAAAAAGGAAAGCTTATGTTTAATAAAATGGATTTGATTGATCTAGGAAAGAAATCAGCTTCTGCAATGGATAAATTATTCGAAGCAGGACAAAGACTTGCAGGACTTAAAAAAGAAGAAGTTGAAGAGCTAGTAAAAAACTAAAGAAGCCAAGCAACCTTATTAAATTCAGACTTTGTTTGGCTTTAGGATTCCCACATCCAGATTATTTAATGGAGGGTCTGACTTCGAAACAACTTAGTGATTGGGAAATTTACTACGCAGTAGAACCATTTGGTGAGGAAGCTGAGTGGAGTAGAATTGGTAGGTATTGTAGCTTACTGATCAACTTGAAATTAAAAGAAGGAAAAGAACAGTTTACACCATTTGATTTTATGCCTGAATTATATGAGGGCAAGAGAAGTAGAATGAAACAAACATCCGAAGACCATGTTGGCATGATGAGGTCAATGATAAAAAAGGAAGAATAACATATGGCTAATATAGGAACATTAACAGTTGTAATTGATGGGCAAACTTTTAAACTTGAAAAAGCAGTTAAAAAGGCTCAAGGACAGGTGCAGGGATTTACCAAAAAGAGTACGTCTGGTTTCAAAACTATGAAGCAGTCTATTCTTTCGGCTAGGTCTGCAGTAATTGCCTTTGGTGCGGTAAGTGCTCTTTTAGTAGGAAAAATATTTGGTTCTGCTGTAAAAGAAGCAGGTAATTTTGAAGAGTCACTAGGAAAAATCAATTCACTTATGGAGAACTCAAATTTAGTATTTGGGGAATTCAGAAGTGGTGTCATAGATTTATCTAAGGAGTTCGGGAGATCAAAAATAGATTTAGCTACTGGTTTGAAAGATATCATTGATGCCACAATTCCTGCATCAGAAGCTATGGATGTTTTAAGAGCTTCTGCTAAATTAGCAGTCGGAGGTTTTACTGACGTAACTACTGCAACATCTGCCACCATCTCAACTTTCCAACTTTACAGGAATGAGTTAAAGGATGCTACAGAGGCAACTGATTTCCTATTCGCCACACAAAAACGTGGTAGATTGACTTTAGAGGATTTAGCGAAAAACATTGGCACGGTAATTGGTGTGGCCAAATCAGCAGGTGTTTCATTGCAAGACTTGGGACAAGGTTTCGCAATGATTAGCAGGGTAGCGAAAAGTGCTCCTAAGACTGCTGTGCAATTTGCTGCATTGATAAAAACATTTACACAGACACAGTCAATAGACTCACAAAGATTAGCCTTTGAAAAATTCGGTGTTACCTTAAATTCAACAGCTATAAAAAATGGTAAGCTTATAGAATCCATTTTAAAATTTAAGGATGCCAGTGCAGAAGAATTAAGTATCATTTTCAAAAATGTTCGTGCATTGAGGGCAGCAACAGCTATTCTGAACCAAAAAGCTAAAGCACAAGAAGATGCTGCTGAAATTGCGGGTAAAGCAGGAATTACTGACAGAGTAACTATGGAGGCTCAAAAACTCTTCAATGAACAGATGAAAGTTTTTGTTGAGCATATGAATGACTTGAAACTGGCATTTGGTGGAGAGTTGCTTTCATCCTTAACCCTATTTGCTAAGATCTTTATATCATTAAAAAATTCAGGTGTGCTCAACGTATTATTCCTCCCTGGGTTCAGAATAGCTATTGCTGGCTTGGATGCTTTCATCAAGGAAATGGAGAAAGCAAAAAAAATCAGAGAGGGTATGAGAGAATTAGAGAAACAAAGTGAGATTTTCATATCTTCTGGCGGTAATATGAATGATCTCAGAGGTGGTCTTAGCAGAGAAGATATTCCTAAAGGTGGCACAGGTTCCTCTGCAGCAGAGAACTTAAAATCTGACCTAGTATCTTTTGGTGCAGAAATAAAAAGATTTAAATCTGACTATGATAAGGTTACAAAAAGTTCTACAGATTTTGCAATTGTGCAGTTTCAGAGAGAGGCACAAGAGTTTGAAATATTGGTTCGTAAGAAACTGATCAGCCAAAAAGATTTTGATGAGTTCAGAACAAAGGGCTTGCAGCAAATCCGATTAAAGAACGATCAGACTTTTCAAACTATGGCATCAGCAGCTAAGAATTTTGGCGATGATTTCACTGACACTATGACTGATATGGTTATGGGTGCAGAAGTCACCTTTGGAAATATCTTAGAATCATTCTCTAGAATGATCATACAAATGGCTATTAAAACACAGTTTGTACAGCCTATTTTGGGAGGTTTGTTTGGTGCAGCAGGAGGTGGTTCAGGAGGAGGATTAATAGGTGATATCTTTTCTAAATTTGGCAATAGTTCTCCCGATGCAGGTCTTCCATCAGTACCAAATAGTCTGCCTTCAAATTTCAAACTAAATAATGCAGGGCTAG